CCGCACCTGTTGAAGATGCTACGTTTGTATGTTAATTTAGTCTGTTCGTCTTTTAATGCTTCTTTTGTTCTTTCTAATTCAATTTGTGATTTAAATAGCTCCTTTTGTATTTTTGCTGCCGCATCAAAATATTCTTTATATATTTCTCTTTTTGATTCAATTTCAATTCTTTTTATTAATTCTGCATTTACTGCCTTTTGTGCGGCTTCAATTTCTGTAAGTGTGCTTTTTTCTGTTAATAATTTTTTATTGTAATCTTTTAGTACTCCATTTACTCTTTGTAATAGCTCTCTTCTCTGATCTATTGTAATATTACCATGTTTTAAAACTTCAAACTCCGCATTTAATTCAAATCTCTGTTTTTTAATTGTCTCACTTAAAGGAACTTTGACTACATTATGTATTTTTTCTGCTAATGAAGCAAATAAGTCAATTGCAATATTTGCGGCAGGAAGCATTTTATCCCCCATTGATATTCCAATCTGAGATATTTTATCTTTTAGATTAGATAATCTTCCGCCGGTCGTTTTTGATAATTTTCCCATTAAATTATTAAATCTTCCGCCTTCTCCTGTCATATTTGCAAACGCCTGTTGGACGTGCTCAAATCCGACTTTCCCAGCCGAAACAAGCTCATTAACTTTATTTTTATCTACATTTAAAACTTTTGCAAGTTCCTCATAAATTGGAATCCCTCTCATTGCAAATTGACGTATATCAATACTCATTACACGTCCTTGCGCTTTTAAGGTGCCATATAAATATGTTAGATCGCCTAAAGGTATTTTTAAACCAGCCGAAACATCACCTAACAATTTCATATTTTTTAAAACTTCATTTTGTCCAAATCCATAGGCCATTAATTGCTTTGATCCTTCTATAACTTCAGGCAACTCAAATGGAGTTTTAGTTGCAAAATCTGCTATATCTGTCATTAAATTTCTTGCCTTCTCCTGACTATTAAGCATATTTTCAAAACTCATAGTCGTTTGTTCCATATTCATACCCATTCCAGCGATACCTTTAGCCGCGCTAAAAAAAGCAGTTGCCCCAAAAGATACGCCTAAAAATCCAAGAACTCGTTTTGTAGTATTTCCAAACGAAGAAAATTTTTTATCTAAAACATCTGTTTTTTTATCTAATCTATCAAGAGTAGCAGTTAATCTATCTTGTACGGATAATATATATTCAACATTTACAGACATGTAAGATTCATTTTACCATTTTTTGATCTAAATTGGCCTTCAAAATCAATTGCATAGATTAATTTTTTTGAAATTTCTATCCAATCTTTTAAAAGCATTCCTTTTGTATTTACCTTAAAATAAAAAAGGAGAAGCGCATCTAATTTCCAGATTAACGTTTCTCCTTCTTTTATTTGTTTTAAGTTTAATTTTTTTTTACATCTGCAACTTCAAATTCAATAATTTGATATGCTCCTAAAGAAGCCTCCAGTTTTAATTTTTTATTTTTACGTATTTCATCATCACCAGAAATCCAACATTCTTCAAGTATTTTTCTTCCAATTGCTACTACGTTTCTTTTTTGAGAATATAGTTCTGTTAATAGTACTTCTAAAAAATCAATCGAAATATCTTTTATAAGACATTGCATTCCATTTTTACAAGTAATTGTATATGTTTCAATTCCTTGTTTTTTATGATTGTCAATTGCCTCTTGAAATTTATTTTCTTCCATTACTTGACTTTTTTAGAGATTATATCAGCACAAATACAATCGTAAGTCCTTCGAGATTCGGTATCACCTTGAGAAGTCTTAATCCCATCTGAATTAAATTCAAATCCAGGTAGTGTAAATGAATGTATTGCATCTACCCCATTGTCGAGGAGGGCTATTGCCGTTCCAACTGGTAAATCAGTTAACGAACCAGTAGGGCTTAAAACTTTAAGCCTCTCTACATCTTTTAAAGATAAATCTATTGATACATTGTATTCTTTTTGTTTTCTCCCTCTCGAAAATGGCCGGTTCCCATTACCGTAATTATTTGTTTTTTCTTGTGTTTCTTCTGCGGTAAAATCTGTGCATGAAAATAATTCTACCCCAAAAATTGTCAATTTCAGATCAACAAAAGAATATTCTTGTCCAAGTACTAAAGCTGTATTATTTGCCATATTTAACGTTTTTAAGCTGTTCCAAATCCTAAAGGTATTTCGATAGACCTTGCAACTCCTGTAGCACCGATTTTGACGTTTATAATCAATTTTGAAGTTGATAAAACGTTCTGTTCAGGATTAATGCTTACTGCCGCATCTGCTAACCTTCCAGTGTTCGGGTCTGCCGGGATTTCTTGAGCAACTATCATTGTTTGCAGAGCTTCTCGAACAGTCGTATCAAACAATGATATAGTCTGTTCTGTCATATATCCGGTAGTCGGATCAACAAATAAAGGCCGGTTTTGATGTTTTGCCATGTATTGCAAAATCAGGCGTTTAGCTTTACCTATTGTTCTGTTTTCTTGCATGTATGCAAAATCAGAAGTTAACACCGTAGCAGTAGGAGCATCGTAAAAATACGACCCAGATACTTTACGTTTTACTGCTAACATATACCCCTTGTCGTTTATTACATCTATCTGAGCCTCAGATAAATCTTTAACCATATCGCCATCAGCTAAAGCAAGCGTCTGCATTTCCGTTGCCCCGGATATATCAAATTTTTCAACCCAACCAACATTTTCATTTACTTTTGCATAAGCAGTAGCAGCTAAAGCTGCCCCCAAATTACAAACAGAATAACCCAAATCCTGAAATAAAGCATATCCGGTTGCGTTTCCGTCCATTGCAACTAAAGGAGTTACCCATTTCGATGATAGTGTTCTTGCATCACTTACGGCGTCCATGTCTGCTATATCAGCCGATAAAATTAAACTTAAAGGGTATCCAATAGCGTCCATATTACCAGCTATCGTATTTGCAGCCGTCACAAATCCATCTGCGTAAGAATCTATCAAAAATACGCCTACTTGTTGTAATTCTCCGTCTGCATTTCTTTGAATAGTTTCTATTTCAGAACCGTCAAAATCGCCTAAAGCAATATTGCTAAACATTACGTCTAACAATCCATTGAAATTCCATTTTTCGAGTAATCTGAAATATTCGCTTATCTGATAATTCGCAACCGGATAATCGGCAACTGTTATTCCAAGTGCCTCAGCCTGTTTAAGAGTATAGATGCGTTTAATTACATCTGATCCATATCCGGCAGGCACAGTAGTTGACTGGAAGATTATCCCGGTGTAAAAATCTTTTCCGGTAGCTAATCTTCCAAGCCCTCCATCCTGTATGATTACTTGTATATCGTTTTTAAAAGCCATTTTTTTTGGTTTTAAATGTTACGATGTCGGTTCTTTTTTCTCTTTTTCTGCTTTTTTCTTTCCAAAAGCTTTTGCAACATCTTCTTTTTTAGAAAAAACGAGGACATTGGTACCGTCAATTTTTGAAACACCTTTCCGGGTAACTTCAAAAACTCCAACATTATTTAACCTGTTCAATTCGAGCAGGTCATTTTGCCGGTAAGAAAAATGACCATATTCATCGACAAATATTTTTTCAATATTTGGATTTACATCGAAATAAAGAACTTTTGCACGTGCAAGTAATTGATCTTGTTCTAATTTTACTAAATTTTTCATATTATTACCTCCATTTTTTTACTTCCAAAGCGGAAATTCTATATTTCTGAGTTACAGTGGCATTACAGTCATGGTAAATTCTCAACTGTCTCCAATAAGTTTTAGATGTACCATTTGTAAATGCAGTAGTTCCTGATCCTATCGTTCCTGTAAACAATATAGGAGATAAATTAATTATAGAATCAGCATAAGAGATAGTATCTTCATTATACCCTTTCCAAACTAAACTATCAGCCGTTGTTAGTGTGACAGTCTGGCTCGAAACTGTGCCGGTTCCGTTACCTGTATAAAAGGCTGAAAAAACAAGCGTGGTATCTTCTGTAGTTCCTGCCCATGTTTTGGTTGTAATAGTAGTCCATGCCTCAGAAGTGAACATACGACCTTGTAAAACAACCGTAGTGGTAGGAGTACCTGAAGTACTATCAAGCGTATGGCTTATGTAATAATCATAAGGTACATCCTCATTCATATTAAATAATACCCAATAAATAGAATCATTATCCGAAACAGAATCCCTCGAAGAGAAAGACATACTCGTGTATGTAGAGGTGTTACTTGTAGCCTCTAATACGGGAAATGTATACGTTTTATCCTGTGCAAAAATTTGCAGGGAAACAAGCG